AGTAAGACAAAAAATGAAGGCTAGTTTTGTTAACAATACTACAACTGCAACAATTGGCGGAGTAGTTGTTCAAGAAAGACAGGCACTGAGTCAAGCACTAAAAGCAAGGGCAGATAATTAATATGCACATTTATAAGTTTACTCATGTAGAGTCTAATAGATGTTATATAGGTCAAACTATACAAGACCCTAACCAACGACGATTAGAACATATTGCAGATAGTCGATATACAACAAGAGTATATCATTTTCATAATGCTATAAGAAAATACGGAATAGATGCATTTACATTTGAAGTTATTGCAGAGGCTAATTCTTTAGAAGAATTAAACATGCTTGAAGAAAAATATGTAGAACAATTTGATTCCATTAATAATGGATTTAATATTAGGCAGGCTGGTGGCAACAAATTACATTCGGAAGAAAGTAAAAAACGAATGAGTGATGCTCAAAAAACGGCACATGCTAGAAGAAAAATTCAAGGAACTGATACTTGGAAAAGAAAAGACGGTGGCCCTATGAAGGGAAAATCTCATCCAAATAAGGGCGGAACTTCTGCTAATAAAGGTAAAAAATTAGGAATGACTTGGGAAGAAATATACGGACCAGAAATTGCTAATGCAAGAAAAACAGCGATGGCTGAGAGAGCCGTTGCTCGTAAACAACTTAAGGGGGCTTCGGTTTAACGCCGTTGTACTAAATCGGATTATTTTTATGATGGGCAAGTACGTAGATACTTGACACAATTTATACAAATTATGAGCAACTTTGCTTATAAAGATGCCAAAGGGCAACTAGTGCGTGTGCCTGTTCGCTACGGGGACATGACTAGACAAGTTGCACAGATACTTAAAAAGAATAGTGAGAACACAATTCCCAGTGCTCCATTTATTGCCTGTTACATTAAAGATATGCAATACGATCTAACACGGTTGCAAGATCCTACTTTTATCAGTAAGGTTCGCATTCGAGAACGAGCATTTGACGAAGACAATAACGAATACTTAAATGTACAGGGTAATAATTATACTATTGAACGTATAATGCCCAGCCCCTATAAAATAACATTTTCCGCAGATATTTGGTCAACAAATACTGAACAGAAGCTACAAATATGGGAGCAACTGGTAGTTTTCTTCAACCCTAGTTTTGAAATACAGACTACTGACAACTATATCGATTGGACTAGTTTGTCAACTATTACTTTAGAAAATCAAACATGGAGTAGTAGAACAGTTCCTCAAGGTGTTAATGAAGACATCGACATTATGACTATGAGTTTTACTGCACCTATTTGGATCACTCCTCCTGCTAAAGTTAAAAAGCTAGGAATTATCACAAAGATCATCTCTAACGTGTTTGCTGAAACTGTACAAGGAACAATTAATACTGAATACAGTGATGTCGGAGCTGCTGAAATGTTTGAAGGAAGTAAACCCGATGCTACAATTACAGTAACACCTGGCAACTTTGATCTACTAATACTTAATAATACTGCAAAACTAATTCATACTAATGGTCAAGGGGACGGTATAGATGTCACTAATCCATTAAACGTTGCGGCCTGGACTAGACTATTAGATCTGCATCCGGGTAAATTTAGGGCAGGATTAAGTCAATTAAGATTTACACAGGCGGCCGGGAATGATATAATTGCTTATATTAGTTTAAATCCTAGTGATGAATTTTCTATGGTGTTAAACATTGACACAGACACTATCCCAAGTAACACAATTATTTTAGGCAGAGGTACTGTAGATGCTGTTATAAACCCGGAAACATTCAATCCTTCTGGAGCAGTAACAGGTACACGTTATTTAATATTAGAAGATATTAATATTAGCAGTAATTTTGGTCAACCCGGTTATGACGGCCCGGACGCTTGGAAGAATGCTAACCTTAGTGATTTCCAAGCCCATGCAAACGACATTATAGAATGGGACAGTAGTTCATGGAGTATTGTATTCGATTCTGCGGCCGCCACGGCGGTAACTTATATAACTAACTCATATACAGGAACACAGTATAAGTGGAACGAAGGTTCCTGGAGCAAGAGTTATGAAGGTATCTACGAAGCAAGGTTATGGCGTCTAATCCTCTAAATCAAATTATATGTAGCGGCGGAATGTTTCTCGCCAAGGACACACAGAGATTTTTATTTCTATTGCGTACTCAGGGTAAGACTGCAGGTACCTGGGGGTTAGTTGGCGGCAAAAAAGAGCCTAGTGACAACACTGCCTATGATGCACTAACTAGAGAAATAGAAGAAGAAGTAGGCAAGACTCCTGCTATTAAAAAGATTATTCCACTAGAGTTGTTCATCAGTAATGATCAACATTTTCAATACAACACCTATGTGCTGTTAGTTGACCGAGAATTTATCCCCACGCTTAATTCAGAACATTCAGGGTACGCTTGGTGCGATTATGAAAACTATCCTAAACCTCTGCATCAAGGTGTTAGGAACTCTTTTTCAAATAAGATTATTAGAGCTAAACTAGAATTGTTGTTAGATTTAATCTAACAAATCTACGTTGAATGCGTATGTACCGAGATGATGCATTTCTCGACTTAGTACAGTATCTACCTTAATGGTGTAACCTGCTGCATTGATCTTTTGACACAGATACATGTCTTCACCTAAGAAGTCATTTGATTCCGGACTCCATTGAAAGTCAAACCATGGCTTACTAAGCTCTTTAAAGATGCTGGTTTTCATCAGTACACATCCCATACCAATACCTTCAATAGGCACTAGCTCGTCTTGCACATCAAACGATAGAGGATTTTGCCAATCACCTATTGTTTCATATGCAACACCTTTATAAGGCCTTTGGCGACGAACATAGTTACATGCAACTACAGGTTCGTCATGCTTGAGTAATCTAACTGCGGTAGTTGCGGGAAATACCATGTCGCTGTCCAGCCATAGCATATAGTCGGCACCTAAATTCACTGCTTCTGTAGCCAATCGTTCGCGCTGTGTGAGTAGAATAGTGCTAGCATCCATAAACACATGTGTGTCTATGTCGTTCATAGTATTGAACTTGACCAGTTCTGCAAGAGCTAATGCATGAGCAGAATGCAGAGTATCTCTACATGGGATTAGTACTGCTAGTTTACCTTTTTTACTTGACCAACTGCTTGATGCAAATACTGATTGTTTTTTCATGTGCCTGCGACATCCATACTGAGTGTTTCGCCTTTGACTACCAAACCTTGTACGGCATTGATTAAGTCTTGGGTGCGTTTAGCACATAGTATAAAGTCATTAGGGCTGAGTTTGCAAGCGGTATTCATCGTGTCGAAGTCAATTTTTCCACCAGTTAAGATTTCAATAGCACTGGTACGAGCTAGATTTTCGATGAACAGGTTCTTAGCGTCTTCTTCGGATTGATTTATCAATTCTAGACAGTCTTCTTCTTCGAGATCTTCGAGCAATTCTAATAGATAGCCCAATTCTAGTTGTCCGTCTTCAGTTTGTAGAGCTTCTAACTCTTGAATTCTTGTCAAGAATGCAGCCAATGTTCTAGGATTTGAATACCTATCGTTGTAGACAATTGTGTCTAATTCCCATTTGCTGGGACTAGTTGTCAATTTAGATAGTACGTTGTTAATTTGTGATGATTTCATTTTAAGAGAAAGGTCCAATTTTTCCGCCGAATGTTTGAGAGAATCTAATCACTGTACCAGTCGACTGTCCAATAGTATATGTTGGATGGCTACCTAAAACTGCACTCAGTCTGATATTTTGGCCGCCTGCAGGGGCGTTGCCGACGGCACCAGGTGTTTGGTTTGTAAACACCCTGTTAACCTGTCCAAATGATATTGCTGATCCTGTTGCTGGTAATGTTGCCATAAGTTTCTCTATCGGCCTCCTTATTTAATGGCCAAATTCTGTAGGGCCTGCGAGATCTGATTAATTTGACGTTGCTGATCTTTAACAGCTTCAATTAACAGAGCTACAAGCTTCTCATATTTAACCACTTTGGTACCATCATCTCTCTCAGCAACAATTTCTGGAAGTACCTTTTCAACTTCTTGTGCAATAACACCTATATCATGCTTACGGACAAAATACCCATCTTCTCCGCCGCGAGCTTTAATGTGCTCATCTGTCCAATCATAGTAAACACCGCGGATCTGATTTACAATAGTAATTGGATCTGCAATTAATCTAATGTTTTCTTTTAGTCTGATGTCTGAACTGAAATAGGCTGTAATTTCGTTTGTAGCACGAATTTCACCGGTAACCCCACTAGATGTAGTTCCTACTCCTACACTTACTAGTTGTACACCGCCGGAAGCTTCTGTAAATTCTGCAGCTACTACTGTTGCGCCTGCTGAATTCTGACGGAAAATTCTAAAGTTATTGTTTGCAAGGCCGCTTGCAATATCAATATTCCAGCTATTGTTTGCTTGTCCTGTAATGGCACTGGAAGTATTATTTCCGTAGCCCATGGTAATTTGGGGGCCTTCTGAACTAGCTGCTGTGCCACCCCGTAATACAATAGAGTTTCCACCGCCAGCAGCATTTCCGTTTAGTATTAAGTTACCAACCTCGCTTATACGAACACGTTCAACCATTGTACCACTGATATTTGCAGTGGCAAAGCCTATAGACCCTAACGGACTGGCCCTGTTGGTGGTTGCATTAACTGAGTAAATTGCGGCTTGACCAATTGGGTTACCGCCAGCGCCATTCAACGTGCCTAGGACAATTGAAGTAAGATTAGCAACTGTTTGATCTGCATTTGTCAGTGCCAGTATAGGAGCTGCTGTGTCAATTGAGGTACTTGCATTGCTGAAATCAATGCGAGTCCTGGCGGTAGTTTGACTTGTGCCCCAGAAACCAATTGTGCTTGTTGTTCCAATACCAACGTTGCCACTCTGTGGATTAATATTAAAACTACTAGTTGTATAGATAGTTTCAGCCGTAGCAGTAGCATTATTGCTGTCAACAAAAGTTAAGTAATGAACAGCATTAGTTGTTCTTTGAATAGTATTAACTTGACCAGTTGAACCTATTAATGTATTAATAGTTCCGCCAACCCACAAGTCACCTCTAATACCTACGCCACCGACTACTCGTAAGGCACCAGTAATAGTAGAAGTTGCTGCCGTCGTTGACTGGATGTTAACAACTCCTTGCGATAAGAATTGGACCGGTACGCCAGAATTACCAGCATTAATTGTAATAGATCCTCCTGCACCAGATACACCAGTAATAGATGTTGGAAAAGTTCCGTCCCAAGCGAACGATCTGTTTGCATCAATCTTAAGGCTGCCGCCTGCTATATGAGCAATTGATTCTGATCCGCTCTGACTAGGTGCTGCTATTCCGAGTGCAAAAGTAGATCCTACCGTTGATGCAGTTATGCTACCACCAACACTTATATTGCCACTCTGAGGATTAATTGCAAAACTACTAGTTGTATATACTGTTTCAGCAGTAGCACTAGCGTTATTACTATCAACAAATGTTAGGAAATGGCTGGCATTAGTTGTTCTTTGGATAGTATTAACTTGAGCAGAACTACCTGCACCTAATCCAGATGCATTGACCCAAGTCGGAGCAGCATCACCATTGCTTTGTAATATTTGTCCAGAACTGCCGTGAGTGTTTGTGCCACTAAATGCAATCGCGCCAGTAGCACGTATCCGTATTCTAGGTGTTGTTATATCACCATTATTGAAAAAGTCTAAATAGTCGTTGCCAAATGTACCTGCAACAATAGCAGAACGTGTAGTGCTTCCGCCAAATCCGATGCCTGTTTGATTTGCTCGGCCACCGGTGCCATCAGATGCCGAGTTAAACAAGTGCAATGCAATTGAACTCGCAGTAGTTGTAGCAGAGTTAGTACTTGTAGTAACTGTTAGTCTACTAGTGGGACTTGCTGTACCTATGCCAACATTACCGGTTGTAGATCCCGAAATCCAAGTTATAAGACCAGTATATCCAACATCGGCAATTCTAAACGATCCTGCATCAACTTGAAACTGACCGCTAGAACTTCGTATTCTACTGCTCCAGTTTGTGCCGATTTCAGAATGGCCCATGTAAAGGTAGTTGGCTCCTCGGATGCCTGTTTCCCCGTTAACATCAAACTTATATATGGTAGAAGTACTACCTACAATTAAATTGCTATTATAGTATACTCCAGTGTGCGCTGCCAATGCAGTTAATGTATATACACTGCTTAACGTCATAGCTCCTAAAACTACATCGGCACCGGTATTAAATCCAAAGCATCGAACTTTAATAGTATAGTCATTACCAGACGATACTATATGAGATACTGGAATCTTGTATGTTGTATTTGCTGCATCCCATTGGAACTCACCGATAGCAATATTTGCAGGGATTGTTCCTATCATATCAACTAGGCGACTTTCATTTGTGTAGATAAGGTTGCTTGGGTTTGTACCTATGGCAAATAATTTTGTTAACTTGCCAGCAGAATTCTGATTAGAAAAAGAGCTGTTAACTTCAACTTCAATATAACCCCATACTGACACGTTACCTATTCTAATATCAACTGCTTGGTTAGCTACTGCATTTGGAAAAACAACCGCGGCAGGAAATACTTTTTCAAAATAATCTCCACTATTTCTCATAGTAGTTGCAGCACTAAACATTGTTGCATCTATTCGACCTAGTGTCGGATTTACAAAAATAGTCGATGTTGTATAAACTGTTTCAGCAGTAGCACTGGCATTATTACTGTCAACAAATGTTAAGAAATGGTTAGCATTAGTTGTACGCAATACTGTTTGTACCTGAGTACTAGTACCTACAGTTGTTCCGCCAGCAGGAGCCCAAATTGGCGCAGTACCGTTGGATTGTAATACAGTACCGGCAGCACCAATAGAAACAAACACTGTTGAGCTAGTTGCACTCTGATAGGGAATACTGCCCAGTGCGCCGCCTCTTACACTAGTTGCTGTGGAAAACGATAATTGACTAGCTATACCCATTTAATATTCTCTATGTTTAATTTCATTAAGCCTGTGCTTCGCCCCAACGTAGTAATACCGATGCTGCGGTGGTACCTGATACAGTTCTAACGTTGATTGCTAAAATATCAGGACCGTTTGGATATGCACCTACGCCGCCAAACGGGCTGTTAGTAAGTTCTTTCAATGCAGTTAGGTCCAATCTATCATCGCTGTTAGGAGTTGCAGCAAACGCAAATACCTGCTCACCCGGCACTGCAAATGTACCACTTGCCCAAGTAACTGATGTTGCCACCTGCGCCAAACTTGGTTGTCCACCTTGACTTTCTAAGTTAAGTGTTTGCCAAGTTGCAGCGGTAAAGTTTTTAGGATTTAACACGCCTTCAACAATAACGGAACCTTGACTTGCGCCAGGACCGGTACCGTAGGTCTGAATACCCACAGCGTTTAGTAATAGTTGAGAACGATTTAACAAATCTTTGGCACCTAAGTCACCCACCGCAGCGTTCGAAACACTTGGCGCAAGTCTGATCAAGAATGCGGTTACCGCAGTAGGTCCAATTGCTAATGCAGTTCGTTGATAGTTAAAAATGTATCCACGATCTTCGTCAAAACCGCCATCACAAATTAACGCACTACCCCAGTGACTTAATGTCGGGCTTGCAGTATTTGAAACTAATAATACACCAACGCCAACTGCATGTGTGGCCGCAGTGCTCCCGGTAAAACTTCTAGTGCTACCACCTGTATATTGACTTAATGTTGCGGCTCGTGTGCATCCAGTAAACGATGTTGCTGTTTTTCCTGTATAGCTTATTAGTTCATTGTCAATATACAGTGTTCCCGCTGTTGGAAAGTATGTGGTATCATTAACGTTAAGTGTTGTTCCACCTGAACCGGGATCCGCAGTTAAGAAAGTAGTCTGTGGGCTACCGTCATTGTCGATACTATATCGAACAGGCAAGTTACCAGTTCTCATATGGGCTTCTGTGTTAACGTTGTTATTCTTAATACGGTGTGCATAAACCCAATTACCATCTCCGCCTCGAACCATGTAGTCAATAAATCCAGCACCATACCACGTATATTGTAATCCTAACATGTGCATCTTACCAGTATCAATAACAAATCCACTAGGACCAGTGCCATCTAATTTGTCAATATTGAATTGACTTTGCGGTATTCGAGTTTCTTGAACTAAACTGGCTTTTGCTCCTGCAATATTAGATGTTCCTCTAAAGTCGGGGTTAACGTTCATAGATGTATTACTCGAAACTTGTGTAACATAATGAGTCATTCCTCGAATAACTATTTTATCACCCGCTCTTACTTGACTGGTAAATCTAGTGTTAGTGCCTGTCACTGCGTTAGAGTTTGCATTGATAGCAATAGTTCCGCTCAACTGTTGTGTAGCATTTCTACGTACTACTGCTAGAGTAGTACCGTTAAATTCCCAAAACATTCCATTTTGATCATCAAATGTGCCAGCACGAACAACACCACCGTGCCACGCTGCTATAGTAACTTTTGCACTGATGTCTAATACAGGTGATGTTGATCCTAGCACACTGGTTGCTAAGAAAGTAAATGTATAGTCATCTGTAATACCGTTCACAGTATAAGTTCCGTTATATCCAGAAGTTGTAACTCCACTAATGGTAATGCTGGCTCCCACTTGCAGTCCATGATCAACATCATCTGTTTTACAGGTAATAGTTGCACCAACTGTTGTTGCACCTGCACTCAGTGTTTGTATATCATAACTAGGTCTTAGCAGTGTTCCTGTGGACCATAGTAGACCCTTACCAGATTGATAACGGAAATATTTTTTACTCACACGAACTGCACTGGCTCCAAACGCTGGCGATTTACAAGTTAAAAGGACACCGCCATCAAACGATCTATGAATAACAGACGTATTGGCAATTGCATAAACTGTTGCGGTTGCAGGACTTGTTACTGCGCCGCCGGTTCTTGCGGTGTAGGTTAACGTGGTATCACTGGGCACTGTTTCTGCATAAGCTGGGCCAGTTGCTAATGCGGCATTTGTTCCAGATGCCACGTTTACATATATAGGAGTTCCTGGAACTAAGCCGTGTTTAGATGCAAAAGTTAATGTTATTACAGAAGGAGTAGCTCCATTGCTGGCAATGCCGCTTACATTCAAACTAGCACCAGTGTAGAGGTTTCCTCTTTTAAGAACTGTAACATCTGTTAATAAACTCTGTCCGTTAGTTCCAACTACGCCTGTTGCAAAATATGTTATACTAGTTCCAGATGCAGTTGCAACAATAAAATTACCGTCTGCTCGACTGAATCCGGTAATAGCCGGACTTAAACTGGTGATGTTAATTGCCTGTCCAGCAGTTATGCCATGATTTGCGGTTGTATTAATTGTAATAGTGCTGTTGGGACTAGCACCGTTAGTGGTTATGGTGCTGACCGTTAAATCAACACCCGGGAATTCATAGATACTGGGATAGCCACGTAGCAATCCATAGCCTGCCCACTTAGTTGGCTGTAGTCCGTATTCAAAGTCAGCGTCAATTAGACTTTGAGGATTACTTACTCGCATACGCTCAATTGCATCTGTGCCGAACTGGTATGGTCGGAATATTACTTCTTTTTCTTCAGTTAAGATTTGTAATCTATCACCGGCTAGTTGTCCAACAGTA